TTAGCAGAGGAGCTTGTGCTGTGAACGGCTTGCAGTAGGTTCAACATTATGCAGCAATACTCCTCAATCTTTTTAGTTTCAATTCTTCACGGATCCTTCTCCGTTCTATTGCAGAAGTTCCTCCCCAAAAATGGAAGTCTTCATTATGTAATGCCCAGTTGAAACAATCTTCTAATAGTGGACAACTTGCACATATATTACGAAGTGTTTCGTAATGACTGAAATCTTTTTCATCCGTACAGAAGTGTTCGTTTCCGATAGAAGCACAAGCTTCGGTGCCGGTAAAGGCAGGGTATTTTGGTTTACCCTGCCTCACCAACGAGATTAAGAAGCGTTTGCTCGGAAGTCGCATTGCTGGCCCTGTGGTCGTGAGCAAGCATAGAAAGCACGATAAGGCTTTCCTGATGCTTTGGATACGCCAGCAGGAACTTGCTTTGCTGCTTCTCCGTGCTTACATACTGGGCCGTTAGTAGGGGCAGCGTTCGCTGGCTGACCCCATGCATCTTGTGGTGGCGTGATTACGGTTGCATTGAATGACTGTGCAATCGCTTGTGTTGTCATTGGTTGGGAGCCTGTGAAGGCGTTAGCCATGGCTTGTAGTAGTGACTCGGCACCACTTGGATCTAAAGCTTCTGCTAATTTCTGCGAGAAGCCAGAGTATGTTGCATCTGCAATGACAAAGATTGTTCCATCGTTTGTCTTTGTTGATACTTGAAAGCCTTGTTCGGCCATCTTATTTCTCCTTCATGTGTTTGATGTTGAGTCGGACTGATTCTTTGCCGACAGGTTTTTTTGGTACGAAGCCTAAAAGTTTCTCTACTTCCTTCTCATCAATAGATGCACGACCTGCAACGGTTGTCCAACTAATGTCGACACCGCTTTGTGTTCTACCAAAGATGCCTTCGAGTGAAGCTCGAAGACTCTCACGCTTCGTTTCCAGATCATCGATCTGGTTTCCTATTTGTAAGAACAGCAAGGCATTGCTGTCTACCTCAGTATCTTCGATCTCGACTTCCGAGGTTTTGTTCAGTTCTTTTTTTAAGCCAGTACAACCCAATTCCCCCGAAGAATCGTAGAACTTACAATAGAACTGACAGTAGCTGGCATCCTTTTCAGGAGGAGGTGCATCGTTCGTTTCCTTAATACTCTCGAGCCATTCCAATGCTTCTTCTGCAATGGATGGATCGTAGTCTTCAGTATGAACCTTTACATCTCGTTCATCACCATCCCGGGCTATGGCACACAAGTTAACGGTCTTAACTTTGTAACCGTTCTTCTCTAACAAGTAGCCATATGTATGAACTTGCCAACGCTGGTTCTTAGATGGGAAGTAACTAAGGTTTTTAATCTTAGTTGTTTTCCAATCAACGACTGCACCAGTTTCAGGAATGAATAAATCTATATGGGCTTTCATTCCATTGTATTCGACTTCGGTTTCAACTAGATACTTCTTGCCTTCGGGATCTAATGCTTCGATTGATTTCTCAATCTCTGCATGGATGGCAGTTCCCATAATGGCTGCTAGTTTGAGTTCGTTGTCGTTTGTTTCGGCTTGTCCATTTAACCGAAACCAAACCTTGCGTGAACAACCACCAAGTTCTGATGGCCCTATTTGCACCTGAGTGCTACGAGATTTACTTGCATCCTTAGCTCGTAGAACTTGGATAAGCAAATCTTTGATCTCACTCATCTGCTTTACCTTTCATTAGATCTTCTTGCACCTTGTTGTAAGTAGTCCAGAATAGTGCATAGTAAGAAATGTCAAAAGGAAAAGTCTTCATATGCGTGACCAATGCACCGGTGTGTGCATAGGCTTGGATCCCTGCTTCTTTCAGTAGATTGAAGAAGATAATATCTTCGCCAATAAACTTATCTTCCGTAAGATCATTCTCATGGAAGAAACTTTTACCCGGAAACTTATCCCTTAGCTTTGGAATAATTGACTTGTGCATCAATACACATCCAAATCCAGCAGAGTCAATCGGTATGATTTGATTCTCTGGTAATGGGTGTATGTATTGAATCTCGTATTTACTGCTACCATCTTTGAAAATGGTAGGCATTGGAACTGGTAGGTTACCAACGCTGTCTTTCCAAACAAAGTATACACCTGATACGACAGGTCTTGTAACCTTATCTGCTGTCTCCCATAGAAGCTTGAGGACTTCTTTGGTTAGAACAATATCTGAGTCAACCCACAATAACCAATCAGTTTTAATTTGGTCTGCCCATATATCAAACAACTGCATACGCTGACGAGAGATCTGATTACCCTTGACTCTCGTTGCATTGTTGATAGGAACACCAACTGTGTGTGCCATAAGCATTGTGTATACAAGTCCTTCGGTGAACTTGCCATCAGTCATACCATTGTCACACCATGCGATTGATAAGGTTTCTTTACTGCTGTGTGCCATGAGGACTTCTTTCATCTTGCATAATTTTGATTGCAAACTCTAAGCCATCTACTAATCCCTGATTGTATTCGCTTGTCGGTTGCGGTTCAATAGCTTTTATCTTCTTTGTAAACTGATCTATATAAAAATCTTTAAGTAACATTCTGTAGCCCCTTAATGTATTTCTCTGCCAGTTCAGAGATCTTCGCTTCTCCATCGAGTGGTTTCCAAATAATCATTACTCCGGGCATAACTAAATTCTTTTCTCCGGGCAATGGCACTAACTTAACTATCGTGTCTGCAATGAAATCATTTTCATGCACCCAATCTACAAGATCAAGTTTTGCTAATGAGTATTTACTTGACTCATATGCATGATCCCACCATACAGATACTGCTCCGTCTTGACCATAGGCAAATGCCATTACCCAAGGGTGAGGGCGGAATGAACGGTCAGAGAACTCAGACATCTGTGCATAGATAGTGTCAACCTCTATAAGCTTTTCGTTCATGGCATAAGTGTGACACACAGGACTGACAAGCATTCATACATTTTGCCAAGGTCGGAGTGTCGTGCTATTGTCCGGCTACCTCGCAAGAGGTGGGGCAGAAACTTCAAGGCGACACTATACGGTGTAGCACCTAACCACCATAATTTTTTATGGGGGGTGGGGGGGCATTTCTTCTTGCTCTCCTGCCGGTGTAGTTTTATGGCATAAAAAAAAGAGGGGCCCCCGAAGGGGCCCCATCTCTGTTATTAAATTGTTATTAAGTTATTATTCAGCATCCTCTGGATCCGTGAATAGTGCTGCCTCTGTCTTCTGGTTCTCAATCTTCTGAGCTTGGAATGACAGACCAGTTGCTGCCGCAATGAAAGCCAAGATTGCTTCCTGCGGAATATTTGCATAAGTTGCAATTACTGCGACCAATGCTTGAATAAGACCAGCCCATACGACTGGAGACTTTTGGAACTTCATAGTTTTCTCCTTAAGATTTGAAGACTGGCTTACCAAAACCAACAACAGTCACGGGTAGTGACTTGCGTAGCTTTGAACCATTCTTCTTTTTGAAGGCACGAACTTTGAGGCAGACTTGTCCACCATTGCGTTGGTCACCTCTTTTATCAGGGGCAGTATTGCCCTCGACACAGGTAACAGTACCATCGCCATTGTCCTTGACCACGATACCGACATGAGAAATTCGATCTACCCCATCGTTGGGGAAGTCCATGAAACAGATGTCTCCGGGTAGAGGGGTGGCTTCATCGCTTGCCTTCTCCCATTGATCCTTCTTCATGAAGGCTGTAGCTCCAGCGACTGTGGATACACAACTAGGGATCTTTAGGGTTACCTCATTGGCACACCACATGATGAATGAGCCACACCATGGCAAGAAGTTAGCCTTAGTGAAGGCTCCATACTTGGTCTCGTTCTCTTTCGGCCCCTCGATTACATCGAGTTGGCTTTGAGCTGCTGCAATAAAGTCTGCTCTTTGACCCATTATAGGCCAGCTTTCTTGTCAACCTTAGCAAATGCCTGATTGATTTCATCTGCTGATAGGTTTCCATCTGCTAGATAGAATCGAGCAAGAGCTTCAAGCACATTAGCTGCACCCAAAGCACCAGCAAGAACACCTGCTTGCCATACTTCAATTCCTACGAGGGAACCGGCACCAATTACTCCAAGAGATTCTGCTGCAATAACAGCAAAGATCCTTGTTAATACGCTTTTAAGTGTGTTCATTATTTGTTATCCTTTGGGTTACGAATTGGGTATGTAATAGCCCATGCGAGGAGTGTTCCCCAAATGGCTAGACCTACGATTTGTTTTGCTGAACCATCAAGAACTACCCATGCAATACCCATACCAAGTAGTGTCCATAGCTGATCCAACATATCTCTAAAGAAGTTTTTCAATGTTGCCTTCTCCTTACGCCTTTACTATTTCCACCGGATGCGGCACCGCCACCGGTAGATCCACCGCCAGAGGGGGTTCTGGTTGTGGATGTAGATGCAGCAGCCATACCTGCTGCTGTTACAGCAGCTTGTCCAGCAATGACAGATGCAACAATAATTTTTTCTGACTCTTCTCTTTCTTCTTCACTCATGTCAGCACCTATGCTTGCAATAGCAAGCAGGGCTTGACCGGGATCATCAAAGATGGCAGAGATAAGTTCTGTTGGGCTTTCTAATAACACAAGTGCAGCAGCCACTTCAGCAGTAATAACTACTTCGTTTCCACTCTCATCTTGACGAACTTCAACTGGTGTTTCAGGTGGCAAGTCTTCATAAGTCAGACCTGCTTCTTGGATTGCCTCTGCTGTTACTGCTTCACCAGAAGCAGCAGCTTCTTCAATTAAATTCTCTGCAACAGCCTGTCGTTCTTCCGGTGTTGATTCCTCTGTTGCTACCATTGGTGGATCAGGTTCAATAACAGGAGGTTCGGGTTGAGGAAGTGGTTCAAGATCTGGAGCAGGTTCAGGCTCTGGCTCTGGTTGAGGTTCAACAGATAATGGAGGTTCAGGTTCCGGTTCAGGAGCTGGTGGATCAGGAACTACCTCTGGCTCTGGAACAGGCTCTGGTTCAGGGGCAAGATCCGGAATTGTTACGGGTTCTAGGGCTGGTGGTTCAGGCTCTGGAGCAGGTGGTTCGGGTAACGGCTCAGGAGATGGAACAGGTTCGGGCTGAGGTACTAGAACTGGCTCTGGAAGTGGGATTGGCTGAAGAACAGGCACCGGCTTTGGCGTTGGTACCGGATCTGGTACAACTGGAGGAACGGGTTGAGGTTCTGGAACCGGGATGGGAGTAGGAGATGGATCAGGAGATGGCGTTAATACTGGCTCTAATGTTTGGATTTGTGTCGGGGTTGGTTGTGGGCTGGGTTCAGGGGTCGGCTCCACAGAAGGGGAAACCACAGGGCTTGGAGTCGGAGTTGGTTCTACTGAAGGCTCAGAAGATGGTGTCGGAGTCGGAGTCGGTGAAGGCTCGGATGAGGGAGAAGGACTTGAAGATGATGTTGGTTCGGGAGTCGGGGAAGGTGAAGGAGTTGCGGTCTCAGTTGGAGTCGGTGTTGGACTCGGAGTTGGTGAAGGAGTAGGTGCTATCCCATTGTAATATCTACCTACACCTGTGTAGTTATCACTTAGGTAAGTAGTCCATTGACCAATAAAGCCACCTTCGCAAAATAATCTTGCGATGTCACCTTTACCATTGAAGTAAGTGTTGTCAGCATCCCAACCTGTGTTTGCTGTATGAGTTTCACCAGCAGTATTGGCACAAGTAATTGCTACATTTCTAACCATCAACTCCGGTGGAGTTGCATAAGATGCAGGTATAAACCAGAGTGATGTTCCGAATAATAAAAAGAATACAGCTAAGAGATTTCTAACTCTTTCCTTATCCATATTTGTGAACCTGTTCCTAATAAAGTTAGATGTTCTTTCATTAAAATAATAAATAGATCAATCGCTGGCTGTGGTCTTTGATTGATTGGAAACTCTGGTTCCCATAGATAGTCATCGAATGCCATAATTCCACCGGGCTTAAGAGATTTCCAAGCTAGGCTGGCATCAAGAAATACTGCTTGTGCTGTGTGATCTCCATCGATGTATATAAAATCGTAGATCTCTTTATCATCGGTGGTTGCAAGGAACTTGTGGCTTTCCATTTTGCATTTAATTACATTAGAAAATTCTTTTAACTTCTCATCGTAGACTTTCTCAACATCAGAGAAGTCCATCTCATGGTGGATCTGTTCATCAGATCCCTGCCAAGTATCAACATCAGTAAGGATGGAACTCTTGTCAGTAAGTATGTTCTGCATCAGCCATAGGCTGGCATCACCGGTATAGACACCTATCTGTAGGAAATGAAGGTTTGGTTTACCCTTAAACTCTTTTAGATATTCACCAAAGTAATCTTTGGCATAGATACTAAACCAGTTAGGATACTTATTTTCGTTTGGCTGTAACGATGTCATATATCAAGTCTACCTTAATTTGTAGGGCATTGACCTGATCCTTGATACTCGACCCTCCATTGGTTTTAAGTTCTTGTAAGTAGTGGATAACCATCCAACGAATGCCAGCAGCAAAACCGCCAATGATTGCAAGGATAGATACTGAAAATGCTGCCCAGTCCATAGCTGACATTAGACTACCGTTCTCATAGTAATGGTAATGATCCCACCAAAGTTATCATATGTTCCAGATGGAGGAGTCATTCTAGTAAAGGCAATCTCTTCAATAACAGCATCAAAGTTTTCACCGGATGTAAAGTCTTGAACGAGAACTGTTGCACCTTCTGATTCAACAGTCTCTAAAGCTGACAGGCGGAACTTGGCACCACCTAAAGTTCCGTAACGAGTGTTACGGCGATCTGATTCAAAGTCATAACACATCAATGGAAGTTGAATAAGGCGTGATCTGGTAGGGCTAGGGATAGCCTTGATGGCATAACCCTTCATGATTGCACCAGTAGTTGCACTATCTGCATTGCGATACAAGGTAAAGGCTAACTGCCCATTGACTTGAGTTGATGCATAGGCAGCAGATAGATCGAAGTCTGTATTGTATGCATTGCCAGTAGTCAGAGTTGTGATCTGGGTACGACCTTCATTGGCATCTGCATAAATTTCAATGTTTCCAGCAAGGGTTCCGGTCTCAACACGGACACGCTTCCATGCTTTCTTTTCCAAAGTTCCCCAGTTAACGATTGCTGTCTGAAGGGTTCCTTCTGATACAAGGTTGGTTGCGTGTTGCAACCATGTTCCACTTGAATGAACAGAGAAGAATAGTTGTGCTGATGTAGGAAAGAATCCCAATGCATCTACTGATCCGGTAGTTCCAGTAGCAACAATGTCTGTTGCATATGGGTAGGTTCCATCATCGAGCAGTTGTCCAAGGTAGATACGATAGATACCAGAGGCACCACCGATACCAGCCTTAACACCTGCATAGATGTAAGAGTCTCTAGCTGCAAAGCCAAGGATTGGATTAGTTGTATTGAAAATCAATGGGCCATATACGATAGTTGCATCATCTGCGATAGCCGCAATACGGACACCACGAGAGGTTCCGATAGCAAGATAAGTTCCAAGGTATCCAAAGAGTGATCGAACTGTCTCTCCTCGAGGGATGTCTGCTACTGATACGGCAGCACCCAAGGCACCAGTTGAGTCTGGGGCAATCTTAAAGATTGCAGACTTATCTCCAGCATAGCCAGCCACATAGATTGCACCACGACCTTCAGCTATGTCAGACCAGATCCAACCTACTGGAACAGTAGTTGTGTTGGCTACTGATGTAATAGTAGAAAGGTTTGTATGTGATCCAGCATGGCCACCAGCAAAAGGAAGTTCATATACTGCTGCTACCGGTGTAGTGCCAGTTACATAACTAACACCAGCCATGATGCGGTTCTTTACATACTGTAAGACAACGCTTGTAGCGTTAGCAGTATTCATATGATAGTGAGCATGAAGAGTTGGGCTTGCTGCCGTTAGATCGTAATCATAAATATATGTAGCGGTGGCAAGATAGAGTGTAGTTCCATCTGTTTCTGCCGCTAAGATCTCAGTAGATAAAGCAGATCCAAGAATGAGTGATGTGGATGTGCCATCTGCTGTAACTCTAGCAACACGAATATTGGTTCCGGCTGCTGCTGCACAGTCAATGTGCAATACATAATCAACACCACTAATAGTGGCAGGTAAAGAGATTACTCTTCCAGATGAACTGGTTCCTGCTGGATAAACTTTTGTTGTATCTTTAAGTAAAGAGATTTGGCCCGGAGTCCATGGGTCAATGCCTTGTCCTAAGTAATAGCGGAAGCGTAGTTGTTCTGCGTTACCTTCTAATGCTTCCTGATACTGGACACCTTCACCAAGGTGAAAGGATGTCTGAGATCGAACCCATAGACCTGAGTCAAGGGTTTGCTCACCCGGTTCACGAGCTTGGTCAACACGCTCATACTTCCATCGGGCAGTAGATCTACGATAAGGAGTTGTGTCATTCACATTCAAAAGGAATGGCAAGCCACCAATAGCAACATCAAAGGCATAGGTGTTTGGATCGTAGTATTGAGAGCTTCGACCTGTGAGGTCGACAATGACTGTCTCCGTAATATCCGGGGATTTAGACTGCTTTAATACCACGCTGTCTCCTTATGAGGAATTATGAAAGTTCTTACTTATGACATTGGGCGAGGACACTTTCTAAACTGCCCCTGTTTCAAACTTAAGCAGTTAGATTAGTAAGTTCAATCCATTGTTGGTTTGGTTCAAACCAGCCATAAAACCTTGAATTTTCAGGGTCAAATGTTGGATAAGCAACAGGTGGTTCCCATTGGCAAGTTGTTTCATTAAGAGTCCAAGAGTTCCAAGGTTGTGGTGGAATAAAAGCATCAAGACTTGCATCATAGGTAAACCCAACACCTGCATAGTTTTTACGGGTAGTTGCATTGTAGGAAGTTTGTTTCCATAATGTGTGTCCGTGTAGTGATGTTAGAAAGTCAATACCTGCTTGTTCTGACTCATTACCGTCAATAGTAATAACATCATTGTTTACAACATGTACTGCAAGTACATTGTTGTTCTCATCTAGTTTTGCAAAGTGTGCCATTTGTTTTCTCCTTATAGTGTAATTGAACCATCACCCGTGAACTTGTAATAGGTATATCCGCCTGTTTCATAACGGGTAGGAGAACCTGTTGTAGCAGAAGCAGTAACAGAACCATAATAACGAAGAATTACAATTCCTGAGCCACCTGCTCTGCCATAAAAATATGTACTAGCGCCTGAACCGCCACCGCCACCGCCACCTGTGTTTGCAGTTGCATTAGTTCCATTTGTTTGTGAACCAGGATAATAATTAGAACCTGTACCACCACCACCTGTACCACCAGAACCGCCAGGACCATAAGCAGAACCACCACCACCGCCAGCGTAATATCCGCTATCTCCTGATGAGGTTGCACTAGCCCAAGTTGAATAAGTATTAAGACCAATTCCACCTGCTCTACTTCCAGCAGTTGAATCAGGACTAGAACCAGGACCACCTGATGAACCACCTACTGCACCAGCACCACCACCGCCTGATGCTGAAACATAACCACTTGCACTTGAAAGTCCACCATTATTACCTTGTGAACCGTTGGCTAATCCTCTTAGGGTTGAAGTATTGTTAGCATCTCTACGAGAGCCACCGCCAGAGCCACCATTTATTTGTGTATCAACTGTATTACTGTAGGCAGGAGAAGTTGAAGCACCACCACCACCGCCGCCTTCTGCGGTTAATGTGGTAAATCCACTTCCTGAAATTACAGAGTTACTTCCTTTGTTTCCTAATGTGCCTTCAACAGTATTTAATGCACCACCACCACCCACAGTAATGGTATAAGCAGTTCCAATTTTTAATGCATTTGATGCTGTATACAATAATCCACCAGCACCGCCACCACCACCACCTGCAGCGCCTCCGCCTCCGCCACCAGCAACCATTAGAGAGTCAATAGAAATAGTTGTTGTAGTTGTTTGATCCCAAAACTTAGATGACTTAGTACCTGATTTAATTGTTGATGTAGAAAATTTACGAATAGCCATTAGTAAGTAATACTCCCATCACCTGTGAATTTGTAAATAGTGTAAGAACCTGATGTGGTTACAGTAGGTGAACCAGTAGTTGATGTTGCTGCTTGTAATGCACGAACAATAACTATTCCTGACCCACCATTAGCACCATTAAAAGCAACGGTTTGACCTGAACCAGCAGAGCCACCATTACCTGTATTGGCACTTGCATTACTAGGAGTTCCACTATCGTTTGAGTGACCACCTACGCCACCAACCGAATAAGTGACAGATGTGCCAGTAATAGAATTGGCACGACCTGCACCACCAGCTCCACCGCCAGCAGTATTGTCTGCACCAGAACCATTACCACCTACGCCACCTGCTCCACCGCCACCTGAACCTGACGAGGCAGTAGCCCTACCACCAGCAAAACCAAAACCAGTTCCACCACCTGATGTACTTTGTGTAGCAGTTCCGGGGGCACCGTTTGAACCTTGTCCAAAACCACCACCACCAGAGCCTCCGTTAGTTCCAGAGAAACCACCACCAAGAGCAGTTATATCTGAAAATACAGAGTTGGTGCCATTTGAACCAACATTGGATGTCGAAGCATTACCAGAACTACCACCACCTACTGTTACTGTGTATGCAGTTCCTAGATTTAATGTTTTACTAGAGTGTTCAACTAAGCCACCTGCTCCACCGCCACCTGAACGGTTACCCCCAGCACCACCGCCACCAGCAACAACAAGAACCTCAGCAGAAACAGTTATTGTACTTGTTTGATCCCAGAATGTTGTTAGTTTAGGAAAACCATTAAGAATGGTTTGTTTACTAAAGCGTGATATTGACATTGGTGGTAATCCTAACGATTAGATTAAGCGGATAATTCAGAACCAAATGCTGTAAATGTAAGATCAGCAGCAGATGCGTATGTAACGATTACATTGCTAGCAGCGAGTGTAATTCCAAGAGTTAATGCTGTTGAATCGTTTGCAGCGATTGCAACATCATATGCAAGATAATGTTCGTTAGCCAATGTAGTTCCTGTTGCTGGCTTAACAGCAATGCGATATGTCTTTGCTGCTGCTGAACGATTAGCAACAACAATAGTTGAAACTACTGCTGATGATGATGCAGGTGTCGCATATAGTTCTTCCGCAGTTGTTGCGGCAGCAGCTTTGCGACCAAGTACTTTATATGCCATGTTTATGCTCCCATGAGTAGAAATGGATCGAGTCCACTTGTGTCCGTTGATTTAGCTAAAGGATACCCTCCAGCAGTTGAACCATCGTGAACCACGATAGTATCTTTGTCGGTGTCGACTGTTATTTCACCGAGCAAACCTGTAAATGTAGAGTGCTGTGCAGTTGTACCTCTACGAAGTTGAATTGCAAATGAACTAGGCATTTTTATGCTCCCATCATCATGAAGATGTCTGTCAATGGATCTGTGACAATGGTTGCCCAAGAAGCCGCTGTTCCATTAGTTGTTAGATATTTTCCAGAGTTACCGGTCTGTGAAGGCAAAGCATCAACAGTTGCCCAAGAGGTAATCGTTCCATTATTGGTTAGATACTTTCCAGAGTTACCAGTAAGACTTGGAATATAACTTGCAGCAGTAGTGGCACTATTAGCCGCCGAGGTGGCTGAAGTGGCCGCAGAAGATGCGGATGTTGATGCAGATGTTGCTGATGTTGCAGCAGCAGTCTGAGATGTAAGTGCAGACGATGCACTTGTAGAGGCACTTGATGCAGAAGTGGCAGCAGCAGTAGCCGATGTAGCTGCTGAGGTTGCCGAAGTTGCTGCACTTGTTGCCGAAGTTGCTGCCGAAGTAGCACTTGTGGTGGCAGAAGTTTGTGATGTAAGAGCAGAACTTGCTGAAGTCGAAGCACTAGAAGCACTTGTGGTTGCTGCTGTTGCACTTGTGGCAGCAGAGCTTGCCGATGTTGCAGCAGAAGTTGCACTTGTAGTTGCTGATGTAGCAGAAGTTAATGCACTTGAAGCACTAGTGCTTGCACTAGATGCTGAGGTTGCAGCCGAAGTAGCAGAAGTAGATGCTGAGGTTGCACTAGTTGCTGCTGCTGTAGCGGATGTGGCTGCTGCTGCTGCTACTGTAGCAATGTTAATATAAGTAGTTGATGTTGTATCGGCATCTGCAATAGATCCCATATCACGAACAAGACCTGAACCAGTCAATCCAATTACTGATGAGTAACTAGATGCAGCAGATGTAGCTGATGTAGCCGCAGATGTTGCACTTGCTGCTGCTGAAGTCGCAGATGTTGCAGCAGAAGTAGCAGAGGTAGTTGCACTTGTTGCTGAAGTGGCTGCTGCTGAAGCAGAGTTTGCTGCTGAGGTAGCAGAAGTTGCTGCTGCTGTAGTAGATCCAAAAAGTGTATCTATATAAGATTTATTAGTAGCATCTGTAGATGCTGTAGGTGTAGCAAGATCTGTAACCTTGTTATTACCCATTGACAAATTACCAGTCATTGAGTCGCCAGCCTTAGCAACCTTAGCTGCAATGTTGGTGGCTACAGTCGTAGAGAAGTTAACATCATTGCCAAGGGCATCTGCTAACTCATCTAGAGTATTCAATAGATCTGGGGCCCCAGTAGTTAGAACAGCAATCTGGGTATTTACATAACCTTTAGTAGCTGCATCAGTATCAGCCGATGGAGTTCCAAGACCTGTGATCTTGTATGTTCCAGCAGCAAGATCAGAACCCAAGGTTCCGCTTGTGATTGTCTTTGATGTAAGAGTTGAAGCAACTCCATCAAGGGTTACTGTGCCAGTTGCATTGGGAATAGTAATTGTACGGTTTGCTGTTGGATCAGTAACATTTAATGTTGTATTAAATCCATCAGTAGTTGTGCCTTCAAAGTCAATACCACCAGATGCAATTACTGCACCGGATAAAATCTTAGCTGAAAGAGTCTGTGCATCTGTAGTACCAACCACATTGCCAGTTACACCGTGAACACCTGCTGTTGTTGGAACAGCAACAGATCCAATGTGAGCAGAAAACTCATTGAAGTCCTGACCAGAAACCACATGGCGAACCGTAGCTCCTGCGGAGTGAGCCACATTTGTTGTGGAATCTGAACCACGAGTTACAGTAAGTGTTGTTCCACCACCGGATGCAGTAACGGTAATAAGTTCTTCTTTGTTGGTATCTGGATCGATAACCAAGGTGTAAGGATAATTGCTTGGAAAACCTGTTACTAGGTCAAGCGTGATTGACAAAACTGTGCTATCGATACCGCTTGATAGCGATGCTTGTTTTGCTGTTGAGGCGTAGTATCTTTTCTGGGCCATTGGTTACCTCGTATAGTGGAGTCGGGGTGGATAAAGATCTCGAAGCTGGGCAGCTTCTTGCTGTAGTCGTTGCTGGTATAGACCAAGATAGAATCGTGCAACAGATGCACCGCTACCGATTGGTTTGGATTGATCCATCATGTCTGCTTCTACTGTCTGGTTTGGAACTCTTGCAGCATCTGAACCAACAATAAGTCGAGCAATAGCTCCATAAGTAATTACATCGATAGTAGATGCTGGAAGACCAGTTACTGTTTCATAGACATCAGCCTCGGCTGATAGAACAGTTGGAGCCTGTGCATAAATAACTTGAACAGTTCTCCCCGGATCAATCATGTCAAAGATATTGATGGTCTTGCCATTAGCAAATACTGTAGTGTTTGCAGTCTTGTCTGTGTCATACCTACGGACATTGAGCCATTCCTTGGTTGAGCCAATAGTCTGCCACTTAACATTAAGAACATAGTCGGCAGTAGCCGGAAGTGAGTAGGCAGTAACGGCTGAGTTAAAACTAAAAGTGTGTGTGCCTACTCCAAAGAGTTCTGGATAGACAGCCTGAATTGTGTCGTTAATAGCCTGTTTGACCATGAAGCGTGGGTATTGAGGTGCAATTACCACCTTAGTTTCATTGGCCGCCGTAGAGGCTGTGGTGCCTCTAAAAGCCCTACCCCAAGGGGCAAGGTAGACCTGCTTGGTTAGGTTATCTGTACGATCTACATACATCAGTTCAGAGCCAACCTCGATGATGCCACGACCCATCTGGGCAGTCTCATTGACTACGAAGTCTGTGGCTGTGGTGGTAGCAATACCACCGGATTGGTTGATCCATGTGGCAGTTTCCTGCTGGGCCCCATAACTCTGGATCTGCCCAAGGACTCGTTCTATAATTCCGCTAAATGTTGTTGTCATGAAGTCCTTGCTCTCAAAGCTGCTGCCGCAGCTTTATCAGTAGTTCCGCCAAGTTGGTTGCATACCCCACGAAGGTCTTTGTAATCAGGTCGAGTATTGCCAGCTTTAACATTTAAGGCACCAACAACGCTAAGTCCTGTAGTTCCAGCCCAAGTGTTTGCAGCCTTAGCTGCACCAACATATGACTGAATAGCAGGATAGGTGCCACCATTAGCAAGACGATTAAGTTCTGCATGGAGTGTACTTCCGTTGGTACCGAGTGCCATTACTTAGCCTTTCTCTTTGCTGCTGCGTTATCTACAAGGTTTGGATATGGTCTTCCAGCCTTCTTAGCAGCAGCCTTAGCCTTTGCTTTCTGTGATGGAGTCAATGGAGTAGATTTCTTATTAGGATTTTTCTTATCCCAGAATGCTGTTTTCTTTTTCACCACTTCACCTTATCTGCCCAATAGGCTGCTGACATTTTTCCTTTAGCAATGTTCTTAGCATGACGAGCCTTGAATGATGCTTGTCTTGCTGTTGGCTTCTTATCGCCAGTTACTCCCTGTTGACCAAATCGAATTGTCTTAACCTTGTCGCCAACTTTGGCAACAACTACATGAGACTTGGTTGGATGAGAAGGAGTTTTCTTTGGCTTATTGAAACCAGATACACCAGCCGATTTTAATCGAGAGTCTTTTTTCTCAGCCATTATTTCTTCTTCTTTTTGGCCATTCCTGCTTCAGACATCGCAATAGCAACTGCTTGTTTGCGAGACTTAACAACAGGGCCTTTTTTAGATCCTGAGTGAAGAGTTCCTGATTTGAACTCTTTCATAACTTTCTTTATTTTGGCTGGCTTTTTCATTACTTCTTCTTGCCCATTTTCTTAGGAGCAGACATTTTCGCAGAGCCATATTCCTTCTTACGCATTGCTGGGCCCTCTGACTTTTCGTGCTTCTTCTTCATTGCTGCTGACTTGTACTTCTCGCCTTTAACTGACATTTGCTTCTCCCTTTGTGTGATGACCTTGACTTTCCCACCTGTGTTTATATCAAACGAGATGGAAATCTCTATTGCTTTACGAGCCTCATTAGCTGCTGTTCTTGTATTCGTTGGGGATAGTGTGGTTCTGGCTAATGCACCAAGTGCATATGAACTTCCAGATCCAACTCCGTATATTCCACGGTCATCTCTTACCCAAGAAAAATCATTATCAATTTGATAGATCTTGCCTCGAAGGCATATCAACGCATCAAAACCTGCACCATCTTTAAGATCATTATCAGCAGTCTTTGGCGATGGGTCATATCCATAATCTGCATATGCTTGCCTAAGTGATGGCAAGAAATCTGTCATCATAAATTTATCTAGATTCACACCTCTTGGAATTTTAGGAGCATTCCAACTGTGTAGGGCTATATCCCCGGCGATTGCATCGCCAGCAAAGGCAATTACATACTCGCCTTTTTCTACTACTTTATCCATACCGGAAGCTATAAACTTCTGATCTGCACCAACTATCAAAGAATCTGCTGCGATCAATCCCCAGCCTTTGCCTTGGATTCCGACAATAGTTGTCATGCTCAGTCCTTAAATGAGTTAGTGGTTGAGTCGAATGCCTTACCGGCTATGTTACTTACTTCGACTGCTCCACGAATATCCTTCATGTTTGTTGTCGCTGGTTCAATACCTTGATTGATTGCAGACTGGTATGCATTTAACTCTGCATCCCATTTCTTTTGAGACATCATCTTGGAACTATTAGCATCACCTGAATTAACTTGTAAACCTGATTGTCTTAGGCACTCTCCCCAATCTATGTGATCTTGGGTAGGGCATCCAGTTCTACATCCCATTAAACTATCTCCACTAAAAATCCGTTATGGGCTATATTTGAATCAGAGTCAGCCTGTGCTTGAGTTCTGATCGGAAAGCCTTGTGCTACTAGAATAACCTTTGTAGCTTCGTTTACTATGTGACCTCGCCCACCAAGAAATACATAATCATAATCTCTTAGTTCATCTTCTGTGACTGCTCGAGCCAAAGACATAACACCATCATTGATAAGCACGGCTACCCCTCGCTGGGATACAACTCTACGCCACCACTTGTCAGCTAATGGATAACCTTCCATTACCTGCGGTGGGTAAAAAGTATATGTTGCCATGATTCTCCTTGTTAATAGAGAGGGAGGCAGGTTGCCCTGCCCCCCTCAACTAATGCTCTACTAGAGAGCAGATCCGCCTGATTCCAAACGGCAAACTGCTTCATCTCGGAAGATGCCCCAGCCACCGAAGTACTTCCAGCCAAGTGCTGACTTACGGCGAAGGATGTCGATCTGAGGTGCTACGACTGTTTGCACATCGTAAACATTAGCCTCAAGAAGAGCTTCCTTGCCAACTGCAACTGCTGAGTAAACAGTAGCTGAAGATGCACCTGAAGTGGTTGATGGAACACGAGAAGTCTGAACAACTTGGAAGCCTTCAAGAACACCAATGGTGCCTGTCAATAGGTTTCCTACATTGTCAGTTGTGTACTTGTGGATGTCTACAAATCCGCCAGCACCAGTCTCGGCACGAAGGTCGAAAGCTTGGCGTGGGTGGATGAACAATGTGTAAAGGTCACCAACACGAGGTTGAGCGTTTGACTCAAGAAGTGTTGTCTGTGCCTTACGAAGCATTGTTGTTGATAGAACATCTGTAGCTGTAAGAGTAGCTGTAGAGGTACGACTTCCGCCGTACTTAACTACTGTTCCAGCAGTTAGTGCTGTTGCAACTAACTTATCCAATGTATCTGCTGCGTTGAAAGCAAGTGCATCACCAATCATGGTGTCGATAGAAGAGAATGAAGCCATGTTGACCTTCTCTGTCTGCTCAACAGCATTACCGTATTCAGTAACAGTAACTGTTACTTGTGATGGGTTTGCTAGTGCAAGAGGTGTTACATCAGATGTTTCTGTTAATGCTGTGGTTGCTGCTGTTAGGTTTGCATAAACTGCAAACTTAAGAGTAGTTCCCGGGTTGGTGAGGGCTACTGGTCGTAGGTCAGCGACTGAACGCATGACAGGAAGTGAGCGGAGTGCAGCTCTTACATATGTGTCATATGCATTGACTACTAAGTTGCCTACACCAGAGATTTGAGTGGTTGCCATTTAAGGTAACCGCCTTTCTTGGTTAGTACCCAGCCTTACCAAGATCTGCAAATAATTGCTTTAATGCATCAGGCCCCTTTGCGGAAGCCTCATCCATTTGGGCTTGAATCATCTGTTCACGATCAGCACTAATGCCGCCGTCTACAGTTGCTTGAGCCTTCTTGTAATCATTAACAAAACCTTCTGGTATTGCTGAGTTTGTTTGGTTGGTTTGTGACACACCGAATACATCTCCGTATTCTGTGAGCCATGACGACAACGAATCCTCCGTGAGGTCGATGTCCTGTGGAATGAAAGCCGAAATCTTCGGATTCACTCCTCGAGCTGTAAGGACTTCTGAGATAGTTCTCTCTCGTTTTTCTTTACGCAGGTTAGCAAGTTCTTCTTGAATTTCTTTCATTTGCTTATCTTTTGCCTTATTGGCTTT